GACAAGTCTTGGTGCAGGGATTTGACATATCACATTACCATAAGTCTTGGTGTGGTTCATACCTGCTTTCTCTGTGGTACGACTATGCTTTGGTGTTGCTGTAAAGAAGTAGCATCTATCTGCATTTCTTGAGAAGTGTTCAGTAGCAGGGTAAAAGTTTTTCTGTACTGAATTGTGTGCTTCATCAAAGTAGATAGTATCAACTTCAATATCAAGTGAGTCTGATATTCTGTGTAGTGAATGATATGTAGTGAATATAAGTAAGTTCTCTGTGCTATTGTGATACCAGTATTCTAACTCATCTGTCTTAGTTGTACTCTTGTGATGTGTCTCTCCACTATGAACGTGAATGACCTCTACATCTGTGATGAACTCTAAGAACTCTGCTGACAACTGATTTGCAAGTAGAATACGAGGTGCAACTACAACAATAGTCTTTGGCAAACTATCCTGTGCAAATCTTCTCTTGGCATCTTCAATCATACACATAGTCTTACCACCACCAGTAGGAACAATAACCTGTCCTTTCCTTTGTAGTCTCATCTTTGCAAGTGCTTCGTTTTGATGTGGTCTTAGTTGCATAGTATTTCTTTTGATATACCTATGATAACAGTTTTGTAAGAGGTGTCTCTACCTCTTGTGCCACTTGTTTTTTTGTCACTTGTAGTTCCTCCATAATAATTTGTTTTGGTAGAAAATTCCAACAATAGTAACTACTACTGAATGTGATCTTATCATTCTTTCTACCATCAGGACTTATAAACTTCATTCTCTTATCAAACATCAATAACTGTAGGTCTTTATCTTTGAACAGTTGTTTTGGTGCTGAGTCATTCAACCAAGTATTTGTCATTATCAAGGCAAAGGGTTTGCCAAAAGCTAATGCTCTCTCAAAATACTTTCTCTTATTTGTGAATGGTGGATTTGATACCATTACATCCCACTCGTCAGGTTCATAATCAAAAAAATCGTGACCAGTTGATATGTGTGAATATTCTACTTCATTCTGTTTTGATATTTGCTTTACAAATTGACTCTCCTCTGTGTCAAAAGGACACCAAACTATAGCACCCTCTGGGATGTACTTCAATATTGGTTCTACACCATAATCGGGTGTGTAACACTCATCATTGTTACCACTCGAATACATTAGTTTGCCACTATCAAGCATAATAAAATTAAATATACTCTATTATAACACAAAAAAAGGGGTGCTGTCCACCCCTGATCTTAAAAAAATATAAAACTTCCCGAACAAACCATACAAAGGTATGTATGTGTTTTTGTATTTCTAACTACTCACTAACAACAGTTGCACCTGTCCAACCACCATTTTTACCATCAGTATTCACAATTTTATTATCTGCTGTTCCTTTGTTAGCATATACTTTTTTCTTTGAACTATCATCAGACCAGTGAACTCCACCTGTCCAATAGACTGTCTTGCCAGATAGACCTGTCTTTTTTATGTAATAACCCATTTAACTTTTTTCTTTTATTTATCCATATCTTTAATTATATCATCAAATTTTTCATTCGTAAACCACTCTTCATCTTTCATCTTCCATTTTCCTAGTGGACAGGAATCTAGTACTATTCTTGCTTTCGCAGGTAGATAACATCCACACTCTGCACATTCATTCTGAATTTCTCGAAATCTATCACATTCTCGACATATCGTAATTCTTTCCTTATATTCCTCGTCAGTAACCACAAGAGCTTTCTCGTAGTTATTTTGGATATAGTTAATTAGTTCCCAAGTATATTTGGCAAGGTTTTTACCTTTTTCAACTAAATTTGGGGATTGCAAATCGTCTGACATAATATACTTCTATTTGTATTATATAGCACCCTTAACTGTATTTGTATTGTTACCAACTACTGTAAAACCAGACCCAGAAATTGCCGATCCACCCTGTCCTCCTGAACCAGATGCTCCTGTGTTTCCACCATTTTGACCCCAATCTCCACCTGTGGCGCCAGTTCCACCCTGACTTCCACAAGAACCAGTACCTCCTTGAAGAGTAAACCCTGAAGCACAAGTTGGGCAATTTGGACTTGCACCAACAGAACCAGTTAATGAACCTGAGAAATTATTAAATCCTCGACCTGCTCCACCATTACCACCTATTACAGAAGCAGGGATGTTTGATGCGACTGTTTCCCTACAAGTTCCTACCTGAGTATATCCTACACAATTATTACCACAAAATGATTGCCATGGCCCCCAACAGAACCTTTCTAATGCACAACAACCACCCTGAGATTGACTGATTAATGTCTGACCTGGTGGGCAAGATGGAGTTGTATTACAGGCAGTTACAGTTGTATCTCTCTGACAAGTTCCAGCAGTTCCTTGACTTCCATTTGCACCAAATTCTCCTCCACCTCCACCACCCCAAAGTCTTCCGTTGGGTTGAATATCAACAATCACACGACCACTATTAATACTCAAAGCAGCACCACCAGGATTTCCACTTACAGAACCAGATGTACCACCTGTTCCTCCTGCACCATAGAATACTCCATGTATTTCAAGTGTTAAGTTAAAAGCAGCAGTCAGAATTTTTGCCGCTGCATCACCTGTAGTTGTTGATGTATGTGTTCCTCTTAATGTAAATTTCTTCTTAATTGTTTTACCTAAATTATTATTCCACTCTGTTAATGCACTAATATTAAAGTTTGCATTGTTATCAGAGGCATCTTGATTAACATCATAAAATTTGATTGCACCTTGAAACTGTGATACTTTCCAGTTAGATGCTGTATTAGTTGGATTTGCTGCAATCGCAACATTTTCAGTAGCATCGGGAACGATTGGATCTGCACTATTTGTATCAATATCTCTTAGCAATTCACTCGCACTTATCGCACCACTCGGATTATTCAATCTAAAAGTATCTCGCAACTGACTAAACTTCATATTGGTAGTATTGCTTGGCGCATTCGTACCATTGAAATAAGGTCCAGTTTTTGTTATAGTTAATCCCATAAAAACTCGTACTTTTTATTATTTATGAATTGAGTCGATTATTCCCTTATGTGATACAAATACTTGATTATTTTTTTCACTCACCTCGCAGTCGTGCATATTTTTACAAACTTCTAATATCTGTTCACCACTATAAAAAATACCATTACCCTCTGGTTTAGAATCCAAATGATTTTGTATTGATTCCTTACTAATCATTTTCAATCCATTCGCAATTTGAATGTAACTATCCATAGTCCACAGAGAACCCATTGGATTATTTCTGAATAAAGTTACATCTACAAACTCTTGTCTTATTTTCTGATCCACATCCTTAACCCATTCAAGTTTATTATCTGTGATATATTTCCAGAACTCAGAATCAGTTCGATTTGTATTGTAATGTAGTGCCACAAAGTTAACAACATCTGTGTATAAATCTCGATTGACTATGTTTGCTGACTTACGATTAAATTCTAAATTTTTTAGATTAGAATTATAAGTGATGAACTCTTGTATTTGTTTAATTATAATATGAATACCAGTTGACTCTAATGGTTCTACAAATCCACTTGACAGACCAATTGCAAGACAATTACCCATCCAATAATCCTCGTAATAACCAGGTTTATATTTTATAATTCGATCACTCGTAAGTTTAGTTTTAAAATTCTCGACTAACCAATCATTATATTTTTCTCGTGCTTCTTCATCAGATGTAAACTTAGATGAATATAGATAACCAGTTCCATATCTATTTCCAATCGGTATTCTCCATATCCAACCATTGTCTGTTGCTTCTGCTAGTGTATAAGATGGAAGTTCATCATAAAAATCATAAGGAACTTGTTGTGGAATTGCTCTGTCAATCGGTAAATATTTTGACATATCATTCCATTTAGGATTGAGATGTTTGAATAATATTGTATTGAAACCAGATGCGTCTATAAAGTAATCAGCATTAAATATACCATTGTTCTTACACTCAATATTCTCTATCTCCGTACACTCAGTATTCACTCTTACTCTCGTGACAACATCATCTACAAATTTTATATCACCATTTAATTTCTCGTAAACATAATCAGTAAATTGTCTTGTATCTATGTGTAATGCGTGTGAAAAATTATCAAAGATAGTTGTTGGAACCTTAGTCATTGGTTCATTATATAATGACCCACCATTATAAACATCATTTAGTATTGAATACGTTGCACTTGGGTCATTGGATTGCATTTGATTCCATCCATTTTGACCAGATATTTGACCAAACCCATGAAAATACTCAGTATCAGGAATCCAGTTCTTAAAATTTATTCCAAGTTTTATCGTAACATCTAAATCTCGTATCAAATCTTTTTCTGATATTCCACAGAAAGTTAGAAACGCATGAATATAGGGAGTAGTGCTTTCTCCGACTGCAATACTCCCTTGACTTTTATCATGTATGACTGTTATATCTACATCGTCTTTCCAGTATGTTTTTATCATACCAGCAGTAATGAGTCCAGCTGAACCAGACCCAACAATCACAAATTTTTTCATAAATTAGAATAAATTATTCCAAGTAGTACCATTAAAACATTGTAACTTATTCAATGTCGAATCGTAAACTATTCCACCTGCTATCGTAGCTAAACCTACTTTTGCATCTGAGTCAACAATAGGTGGCAACATAAACCGACCTGTCGTATTTGCGAAACCAACATTATTACCAGCAAATCTTAAATCAACAGCTGCACGAGCAATACTGGTTCCAATACCAACAGAACAAGAAGGTGAAGACCCAATATCAACCTGTTGTAAATAAACATTAGCAGAGTTGATACCAATAACTTTATCGTAAATATGAAGACCATCACTACTATTATTACCTACAAGAGTCGGGAAGAAATGATCGGGAGAGGATGTAGTTCCAATTCCAATGTAATTAAATACAGATCTTGCATTAACTCTCAAACTTATTAAAGGATCAAATTTATCAGTTTGTATTCCAATTCGATTAAAGAGTGCTGTTGATGGTTGTCCAAAAATTGTACTACCAAATCCAGTTGTACCACCAATACTTACATCATTAAAAGTGGATATACCAACAGAAGCATTGAGGTTAGTACCATCTACAATGGATGGTAAATCAATCGAACCAACTAAATTAATATCACCTGCTACATCTAAATTCCCACCAACACCTAAACTACTCGTAACTGTTGATGTACCTACAACTTCGAGATTGAAATCAGGATTTGTTTTACCAACGCCAACTTTACCTTCGTGTGTTAATGATAATAGTTCTGCATTACTCTGCCCATATATCCAAGAAAATCTTCCAGTCTGAATACCTGTGCCACCACCTGCATGAATGAATGAATTAACAGAACCAGCATTATAATTGATGATGTTTAATGATGCATCAGGATTACCATATCTAATAAGTGCTGACTCATCACCATCTGTGTCTGATTTACCTAAACTTACTTTTGTTAATCCAGACTGTCCAACAATTTCTAGTGATGCATCAGTTGCTTTCTTAATTGTTAAATCTGATTGAGGGATCGCAGATCCAATTCCAATCTTACCTGTGTTTAATGATGTAAACGCAGTTCCACCTGAACCAACATTAAACTCTGATGAGGCAGTTACAATACCAGATGATATATCTCCAGTTACATTACCTGTCACATTACCTGTCACATTACCAGTAACATCTCCTGTTAATGCACCTTTAAAACTCGTAGATGTTGTGACACCTGTTACATCTAAACCACCACTATTAAATGTCGCAGCAGTTCCAACATTTACTAATCCCGTAACTGAAAGTGATGTAAATGTAGATACTCCAGATGAATTAATATTACCAGTAACATTACCTGTATGATGACCTGCACTATTTCCCGTTACATTTCCCGTTACATCACCCGTTACATTTCCAATAACATCACCAGTTATTCCTCCAACAAAACTCGAAGCAGTTATAATACCTGTTGCTTGAATATTACCGATTGAATTTATACCAACTCCCTTCTTACCTGCAACACCAGGTGTGCCACCAACTTGGAAACTCTGTCTAGGATCTGTGGTAGCGATACCCACATTTCCAATTGCATATACTGAAGTGAATCCTAATCCAACATCAACGTCTTCCCATTGTGATGTAGGTAAGTTAGATAAAGTTGCACCATCACCATAAAATCTAGATGCCTTTACACCACCATCTGTAATTGATATTGCAGTTCCAACTTGAACATTAGTTGCAGTTGCTACTCCTGATACAAATAGATCATTAGTTGTGGTTAAACCAACTACCTTTGCTGTTCCTCTAACATCTAAAAACTCAGATGGCACAGAAGTTCCGATACCAACCAAGCCGTTGGCATTTACTATAAAGTTATCTTCATCAACTTGTACTCCGTTTCGGAAACTAAATGATTTTCTTATACTCGCCATCTTTTAGATTTTTAGTTATTTATTAGGATAGTGCATCTACTTTCGCAGATAGTTCTTTGATTGCCTCTATCAAAACAGGAATCAATCTCTTGTAACTCACATGTTTTGTTCCATCCTCTCTTAAAAATATGAGATTCGGACCTAAACCTAGTGCTTCGACCTCTTGTGCAATCACACCAACATCCTGAGTTCCTAATCTTTTAGAGTCAGGTGATGATTTCTCTTTCCAAGTAAATGTATTACCTGTTAGTGCTTTTACTTTATCTAATGCATCAGGTATAAGAGTGATGTTATCTTTAGTTGACCGATCCGATAGAGAATACTCATCAGTTAGTTCTTCATTCATAGTATTTTTTTAATTATTTATTTGATTTTCTAGTGATGAAACCTTAGATGAAAGTTCTTTAATAGCTTCAATTAATACAGGTACTAATCTCTCGTAACGAACTGCTTTTGTACCATCCTCTCTAGTCTCTGTCACACCAGGCAATCCAAGTTCTTCGACTTCTTGTGCAATGACACCAGTATCATCCCCTTTACCAGACTTCCAAGTAAATGTATTACCACTTATTGAATTAACTTTATCTAGTGCATTTGGAATAACATTAATATTCTCTTTGAGGTTGATGTCTGATGATGAGAACGCAGTGATGTCTCCACCAACATGAAGATCATTATTGATTCCAACACCACCACTAACTGTTAATGCACCAGTTGTTTTACTGGTTGAGTTTGTGGTTGACTGAACTGCAAGAGTTCCAGATACTGTAGTTGAATCACTTGTAGCATTACCAAGAGTTACATTACCATCAACTGTCAAATTATTATCAACTTGAAGATTGTCTCTGACTGATGTAATACCAGATACAGAGTCTAACATCAAAGGACCAACCTTAGTATCTATGGTATTTTCGTCAGTTTCGGCAATTTTTATATTACCAAATGATAAATTACCACCATTCACAGTTCCTGAAACATTTAAGTCACCACCAATATAAACACTCTTCGCAATACCAACACCACCAGATACAATTAAGTCACCTGTAGTTGTTGATGTTGATTGTGTTCCTTGTGATAAAGTTAATGATTGAGAGAAGAATGTTGTAGCATCAAATCTAACATCCTTACTAAAGTTAACAGGACCATCGAACTGAGATAGGATTGTTCTTGATGTTCCACCTTCAACCTTAAGTCTTTCTTTGATTGTTACTTCATCAAATACAACACTTAATCTTGATGGATCTTCACCTGTTACAGTTGGGACTGGAGCATCAAATGTTTTCTCCTGTCCAGTTGAAGAACTAACTCTCTTGTTACCAATAAAGAAGTCTCCTTCGTTGTTCATACCAGTATAAACAACCTGTCCACAAGATCTTTCTTGTGATTGAACTAAGAACTCTTCTCTTTCTGTAAGTGTCTTGACTTGAACCTGTGGTAAACCAGTTGAGTAGTTACCAGGACCATAACCAATATATTCAAATGTATGTCCAGAAGCACGAATGATTGATGGTCTTCTAAATTCAATTGGTATTGGAGTAATCTTTCTAACAAGTGAACCAGTCAAATGATCTGACTTAATACTTCCTAACGCACCACGAACAACACCAACTTCATCTAATCCACTACCAGATAGTTCTGAAGTGGTGATTCTTAATATTTCACCATCTATTTGTACATATGAACCTAGTGGGAATCTTAATGCAGTTCCAATACCAGCGTTTGGTACTTGAACTTTCATAACAGAACCAGTAGTTAGATCATCTGTTAATGTAAGTGTCTCATTATTATAGAATGAAAGTCCTCTAGTTCCAAGATTCTCTCCATCAGCACCCGAAGTTGCATCACCTGCACTCATACCATGACGTAGTACAAATGCACCACTTAGATTTGCATCTGTTTTTGCAGAGAATGTCTTAATACCAACTCTCTCTTTAACTGTAAAGTCTCCAAGATTATTATTAGAACTATCAATAATTCTGAATGGACTTCCGATTGTTAATCCGTGAGCAGAACTACAAGTGAATGTAGATACACCACTTACTGATTCAAAATCGTCTGAGGATATTGAAACAGCAGGTCCTAAATTAAGTGCGTATTGCCCTGCTAAGAATGATGTGTCAACAGTTGTTTTTGCAATCGCAACTGTTTTTGTGCCAGGTACAGATGATATTCTGAAATATCCATCAGTCAATGTACCAATACCAGTAATTTGTAAGACATCACCTATGTTTGATGAGATACCAACAGATGTAAAGGTAGCTGCTGCACCAATACTTGGATTACCAATAGTTGTAGAATCAAATTCTAATTTTTCTGCACCATAACCAGATCCACCATCAATGACATCAAATTTAGTTATTGAACCACCTGCTATTGTGACTTTTGCAGTCGCACCATCCCAAGTTGTTGTTCCCTCATTGAATAGTTTTACGTTATGATAAGTTCCATTATTATATCCAATACCACCTGTGAAGTCTGAATATGTAACAATACCACTCAAACCGTGTTCTCTATCAAATGTAAGAGTAGAAACACCAGTTGTTGAATCAATACTGGTTATTTTAAGTCCTCTACCAAAATCTTGTAGTAACTTATCATTTGCTTCTCTGGTGATACTATTCTTTAAACTGTTTGTAACAACATCACCAATCGGATCTCTTCTTGCAAACGAAACTGATGCTGGTGGATTGTCATTCTCATTATCCTTATCTTGCTGTGGATACAAGTCAGTAACATTTTGACTATATTTCTGATCCGTAAATTCAGTATTAATTACATTGTCTGCTTTTAATACGAATAGATGATAGATACCATCTTGAACATCTTTGATGTAATCACTTATTACTTCACTTCGGTAGATATAGTGATTTGATTGTAAATCATTTCTTTGGAATCTTGGAAGATTTGTTGTTCTATCTGAGGTATCACTTGTGAAACTACCTGTGTTGTGTGTCTTACCATCAACGTCAGTAGTGGTATGTTGAAATTCTTTATCACTATTAATTGCAGATACTGCGAATGTTCCATTAAATGCTGAATTACCGACTCCAGTTGCGTTTGTAGAACTCTTAACATTTAAAACATTAATCTTATCATTAACATTTAAGTTATGTGGTAATTCTGTTCTAACTGTAACTGTGCTACCAGAAGCAGAACAGGTACTAATGAATCTTGGATTACGATTAAAGAATACATCTGTTGCATCAATATCTCTTATTGAAAAATCTGTGCTAGCTCTTACACCTGTTGTACTTGATTCTTGAATGACAAATCCATCATTAGGATCTTTTGCATTTGATGCTTCTTTAGGTACAACAACACGAACTGTATATAATCTTTCATCTAGTGATCTAGGATCAACAGTTCTTGATATGGTTGTTACATTACTTTTCTCTGTAAGTCCAGTTACACCTGAAGATGCTAATTCTGTGTAAATGTCATTTGTTGATGGAACATGAACAAACCAATTTTTATTTACAGTATCAAACTGTATTGGTGAACCAATATCACCTGATGATTTATCTGATACACGACTTTCTACAGATAGTTTTGTACCACCAAATACTGTGATAGCAACATTATTCTGTGCGTTGGTTACAGATGATGCTAATTTAATTTCAGTGGATGAAATCTTAATTGCAAAATAGACTGTATTTGACTCGATGTTCTCTGGTAGATCACCATCATCACTAAACACACGAATTTTTTCACCTGTTTGAAGTGTATGTGTTCCAATCGTAAAGATATTAGATGAACCAGCATTGTTTTGAATAAATGAGGGACCTGACTGAACTCTGAATACTTTTGAACTTACATCTGTTCCTGTTATAACTGAAGATCCTGTGCTTACAACACTATCAGTCATATTGATTAATGCAGTTTTAATCGTCCCATTTGCATTTAATGATAAGAGATCATTCGATTTTGCACCAACACGATAACCTTGAATGATTACAGGTGGTTTATCATCAAAGTCATTAAATCCAAATAGGTATAGATGACTTGAGATACCAACAGATGTGGTAAGACCTACATCTAGTGATTGCCAATCAACACTTACGGGAGTTTCATTAATTGATCTTGGTATAATAATATTACTGATATATGCTGTATCATCTTTACTAAATGCAGTCTTCTTAAATCCATCAGATGTAAGTGCTATCTGTCCAAAGTTTGAGTTAGAGTTAGTAACTGATGCGTCACTACCTGTTTCTGCACTAAAGTGTTTATTAAATCCAATCGCAAACACTGATACGATTTGCATAATCGCATCATTCTTCATATCAATATGAGTTGTTTGCCATCCTTTTCTGTAGATAGCATTACTATCTAAGTGATAAACTGTAGATGGATCTAAGGATGAAGATTCTTTTGATAATGAAGCACCTTTAGCTAATTGTATACTTATACCTTCATATGCTCTCGATGTTTTATTATATTTTACAAATGCTCTATCATCTTTTTGTAGTGAGATACCAGTAAACTGTGCAACAACAATACTTCTGAATCCAGTTGCTTTTGCACCATCAGCTAGTACACCATTCATACCAAATACAGAACGTAATGATACGTTAAAGATATATGGTGATGCACCTGTAACTGTATCAGTTTCAATTGTAATTGTTGCAGATGCAACCGATTGAGGTGTTGCTAATAAATTTGGTCTTACAAACGGTAGTAAGTATGTAAATTGAGTTGAAGTTAAAACACTTGCTACTTTTGTTGAAATATTATAATCTTCTGTGGATACACCCTTAACTTTAATCGGAGTTCCACTACTTAAACCATGAGGTGTTGTAGTAGTTACAGTAATAACTGAACCAGGTGTTGCTCCATCACCAGATATAAGTGTTGTGATACTTAAAGGATCTGATGCAAATGCTCCAACGATTTCAAATTCAGGTCTTTGTGGAGCAAATCCTTCAGTTGATGCTGGATATTTTTGATCAATATCTCTTGTAGATGCTACGTTAAATGCGTTAGATATTTTACTATAATAAATTTCTAAATCAGTTAATCCAAATCTATTATCAACATTTACACCATCAGCATACTCAAAACAAGTAAGTTTATGGTGTGAGAAACTTGGTGTTGATTGATTATTTGCTGAGAAATCAATGGGGTCTGTATATACTAAACCTGATTCATCTCCATCAAAAATAGAGAACTGCCAGAAATAACAAGTACCAGTTACACGAAATAGTGCTGTTGAAGGTGCTGATAAGTCAGTTGGATTTGGAACATATTTTGGTTTTATCTTTGTCTTTCTTAAATCGAGTCCAACGATGGATGTACCACGAGGTACAATTACACCACCATTAATACTATTAAATTTATAAAGTATATTATCTTCTTGATTAAGGTCAAAATTAGATGTTAAATCGAATGATAGAGTTGTTTGTGCTGCTGTCTCTGCACCAGATGGTGAGACTGCTGTTGCAGTTGTGCTTACATCTTTAATTGCAAAACCAGGTCTATTATCTACTTCATGATCACCAGGATATACTAATATTGTTGTTCTTTCAATTAAATCGTTATTTGCTCCTCGTACGTACGAAAATCTAGCAGACTCAAGTAAAGCCCTCTGGATTGTTTTAAATGGTTGTGCCAGTGAATTACCTTGATTCGTGATCGCATCAGTGGAATCAATGTCATTTGGATTCACATAAAGAATACGACCTTCAGTATTCTTGACAAAATTCTCTAGTTTATTAAGAGGCATCTTCTTATAATCGCCAAAATATTGCTATGATCTATTTAGTTAGGTAGATTCTTCCTGTTCGTAGAGATACTCAAAATCATCGGGTAAAAGTTCTGGATTTTCCAACTTCACTGGAAAATAAAGTGGATGCAATTCTTCTAACATTAAGTATCCGTACACTTTCCACATATACTCTGGATCATAACACGGGTTTTCGTCTGCTACTTGACAAAGATCTTCATCCCATGTATGTCCAAAAGGCAATTCATCAAAAGTAAATGGTAGTCCATTGATGAAAAACATCTTTACGATCATCTTACTATCGTCAAACCAGCAGAATTTAGATGAAAGTTTGTACATACAAAGGCGTTCTAGCAGGGGTATTTTATTTAGCCTGCATCATCATGAGTAGTATGAATACGAATGATCTCATCGTCTTTATCATTTTCAATCTTATCCACCATTTCACGAATATCATCGTGTAATCTTTCAATTGGAGTTTTATCCTCTTTCATTTTCTCTTTGCAAATCAATTTATTTATATTGTTATACTATCATATTTGATTAGTTCAACTGGAAGTGTATCATTACATACTTTTAGAACTCGCATAAATTGATCACTATTATCACAAGTGACTTTTCTCTCCTGCCCTTTGTCACTTAATACAAGAAAAGATCTAGCACAGATGTCTACAATGACACCGACTACTGAATCATCAAACATAAAATATGGAAGCATTTATAGTACCAGTATAGAGTATGTGTCAAGGAGTGTCAACAGGTCTTGAGTGAATCCACCCATTACAGAGATATTTCTTAACCTTTGGTGGGTATCCACGATGTAAGAATGTCCAAGTTGCAGGAAAAAATATGAGTCTGCCAGCTTTTGGTTGTATTTTAGTTCCATCAGCAAACTCTGTATATCCATCATCTTTTTCTTTAATGGTGTTCAGATACCACATAAATGTAAAAATTCTGGATGCTGTTGGATTTGTGCTCATTGACCAATCGTGATGCCAATGATAAGATCCACCAGGTTCATACTTCTGAACTTTATAACCTGTGTCAGAAATTGTGAATGTAGGATTTGGAAAACCACTACAACAACCTTCGTTTAGTTTTAAAAGATATTCATTATACTCTGTTAAACCTTCTTGTAAGGCATCAAAAAATATTTTATCTTCTCCTTCCCATCCTGGTTGACTTGATATTAATATATCTTTTGTGTCTTTTATACTTTTATCAACTCTCTTTCCCTCACTTCCAAGCACTCCATCTTTTTGTCTTGGATCTCTATCAAATTTATCAATAATATATTTACAGAAAAATTCAGTCAGAGAACCATCTTTGACATATATAAAATCCTTTATCTCCCCTTTGGGTTTTGTGTCAAGTAAATCCATAATAATATTATAATCTAGTTATATCTCTATGTCAATTACGTTTTCATAATGAAGCACAAAGCATAGTATTTTGGTCGAATATCAACTGCCTGACCACCACCAGTATTGTTAATGCTAATGCCAGTTGTATTACTATTAGTGGTATTAGTAGTATTTGGTGTATCTGTACGTTGGTGTCCTTCATCATTATCAACTCTCGCATTACTCAATCTAACTGTATATGTGTGAGTGTGACCTGGATCAGTTACCCCGTGAGAGTGAGCGGGTAGTTGTGCTACAGATAATGTGACGTTATCATTACCACCACTAGCATCGGGATTATAAGCATTACCTGCACCAACAATAAATCTATCTCGTAAGTCTGGTGTGCCATTATTACCATCACATAATAGATAACCATTTGGTATGTTTGCTACACTTCCTGACCACATTACAATAAAACCTTGTAGTATTGTTGATATTCCAACTAAACTTTCACCTCTACCAAAAAATCTATTTGCAGTAACATCACCCGTTGTATCAATGCTTGCAATGTCTGTTAAACCTTCTGCAGTTGTAGCATTGATAGCATTTGTTGCTGTGCCTGTTAAATTTCCAGTTACATTACCCGTAATACCTGCTGTTGCATTAAGGGTATGCATTGTTATGTCGTCATTATTAAATCTATAGTTTAATTTACCATAAACATTCATATTCTGAAACTCAGAATCACCTTGTTGACTCTGAATATCAATATCGTCTATATCTCTACTCATCCCATTCCTCCTGTAAATTCACCTGGTCTTAATCTAGATGCTAGGAATCTTGGAATAAAGGCAGCTTGAACTCCTGCCATACTAAAACGATTACTACGAGCACTTTTTAATATTATTTGTCCTCCTACTCTACCAATTCGATTCGATCTTTTTACAACTATTTCTTGGTCAGCATCTAAATGAATTTTTTTACCATATAATTCCATTGTTTCTGTACTACCGTCTGCATTACCAACAGTAACTTTTGCACCTTGTAATAAAATCTCATTACTTGCATCTAAAACAATATTCTGTCCATGTATTCTTACCCAACCATTTTCAGTTGTCATTGCTAAGTCACCATTATGTGCCATAAGCATATAACTTATTTGACCTTCCTTATTCTTAATACCTGTTTGAATTTCTAGAGTATGATCTGACTCCATTGTAGCAAGACCACTACCATGAAGTGCTTGTTGCCACTTTGCACCCTTATCTGTAACTGCGTATATTTGATATGTTAGAGGACCTGCAATACCGACTGGTCCGTTAGTTTCAATAAGAAAATTCGGACCAAAACAATCTATAACTCGACTTTCACTTTTACTTTCAGACATAATTAGTATCCATATCCTCCACCTGATGAACCACTACTTGGTGGTGGTGAACTTGGAGGAGGTGAACTTGGTGGTGATGGTGGTGGTGTATTATTTTGTGATTCGTCTACAGGATCACTATATGTAGTGTCTTGTGTTTGTGTGGTCTGAGTTTCATTTTCTCGGACTAATTCTCGTATAGTTCTCAATTTAATTTTTGTAGATCCAACATTTGATGATGGAACACCACCTCTCAAACTTTCTTGTGGTGTATTATAAATTGTTGAATGTGGTGATGTAGTATGTGCTAAACCAACCATCTTTTGACCAGTCTCTGGATGAACATGAAATGGTCCGTTATATGGTCTACCATTTACATATCCGACTATATTTCCTTTTGGAGTAATACAATCAATAACAGTAATGACACCTGTTTGCCTACGTTTTCTTGTCATTACAGGTGTTAATATAGCACCACTTCCAGTTATACTTTCAACATTAGCAGGTGGTAATGTACGATACGCCTTATCATTTGTACACACTTTTGTTATTGAACCATTCTCATCAACTCCACAAATCTCAAAGTCTTCAATTTTATCTTCCAAACTATATCCAGATCCACCATTTTCTACCTCAATTTTTTCAACAAAAGCATCTTCTGGTTCTCCTGCAGGATAATTTAATCCCTCTGACACCATAAGAACACCAGTTACTTGCCCATATGTTGGTGAATTTGGATTTTTATCAATCGTTGCACTACCATAAGCACCAAATCCTTTATCACAATTATCCTCAAATCGAACAAAAGGTTCACTTGTATATCCTTCGCCAGGATAAGTTATGTCTACACCAATAATACTTGCAGTTTTCTTAACATCTTCAATTATTCCTCCACCTACTTGAACATATTCTCCAGTCTTCTTTTTAACATATTCTGCTGGTTTAACTTGTTTATCTAATTCTTCAATAAAGTTTCCTAAAATAAGTTCACCAACAGCACCTTCTCCTCCACCACCGAAGAATTTAACTTTTGGTAGTCCACAATCAAAAATGTTTCCTGTGTCACAATCTGGTTCTCCAGCTAGAAGTTCTTTCGTAAATTCATTTTCATTAAGTCTAACTATACCACCATCTTCTAATTTGTTTAATTCAGTTATCTCATTATTAGAATTCTCTATATTACCATTTAACTTATTAATCTCACCTTTAAATTCAATATTTTCTTTTTTTAATTTAATTAATTCTTTCTCTATTAGAGCAATATTATCCTCTATTTTTTTTATTTGCTCTCTTACTATATCTGAACTTCCATAAGGTGTAAATACCAATGTATTTTCTTTTAAACTACGTTCTTCAGCCTCTAATTGTGTTTGTAGATTATCTTCAGATATCCTTAGTAAGTCTACTTCAAATTTTAATGAACTAGTTAATTCTGCTATTTTTTTATCTCTTTCATTTATTTTTTCTTGAATTTTTTCTATGAATGATTC